AGTAAGAATGAAAAGGCCGTCAGCGTTAGTGTAAGACATGAGTTATCCCTCCTAATTACACGTTGGTTTTCGTGATGACACGAACCATGTTCTCGGGACGGTACAGCTTAACACCGTAACGAGAAGTCGTAACATACTCGTGACGCTGGAAGTCTTTATTGTACTCGTAGTCCACTTCCGGCATCTGACGCCATGCACCGACAAAAGCCTGAGCAGTAGCAGCAGCCGAGAAGAACAGGTTAACTTTGCCGTTGTTGGTACCGAAGTCCACGTTACCCGGCGAAGCAGCCTTGTTGGTCAGGGCCGAGTCGGTTGCGGTAGCAAGGTAGTTCGAGGTGTAAACGTCAAAGCCGTAGACGTTCTTCACAAAGCGCATACCAGTGGCGATACCATCGGCAACAACGCCTTCCCAACGGGGGTTGTCCGAGACCGACACGAGGTTGGTCAGGGTGTTGATCGTGTATTCGACCGAGGGGTCAACGACAGCAATCAGGTTGGTGTCCGGCACGTTAGCCTTCTTGAGGGCGTAACGAGCACGAGCAAAGTCAGCAACTGCGATCACAGCACCAGTACCCGAACCTGCCCAACGGTGGCCAACGCCATCAATAGCAGCTTCCGAGTTAGCCGACACACCAGCTTCCGGGGCAGCAAACGTGGTGGCTTCGAAGTGAGCCATGATAGCCCGCTCTTGTTCCGGCACGAAGCGCGACATCAGTTCTGCCGAGTAGTACGAATCCTGCTCAGCTTTCTTGGTGATGTACGAAGCGGACGACAGGTACTTGTCGATGGTGAAAGTGAACTCACCAGTGTCCATCGGGCGGTAGACGACAGCGGTATCTTCCGCATAGTTGTCAACCTGAGCCTGACCAATCGACGGGATGGTGAACTGGTCACCGTCAGGGAAACCTTCAAGCATACGCACGTAGCGTTGTGCCATCATTTCGTCACGCAGAATCTCCTTAAGCTCAGCAGACCAAACTTCCGAGCGAGTAAGGAGACTCATATTGGCAGTAGTCATAGCCATTTTAGTCTTCTCCTATTAGGGTTTCCACTTTCCACCAAGACGAGTAGCATCAGCCATCATTTCTCGTTGAACCTTGGGGGTATAGTAGAGGGATTTATTTTCACGACGAAGCTTTTGGTAGTAATCGAAATTACGCTCCGACGAGGATTGCATGTTGACACCTTCTGTGCGAACCGAACCTTGCACGATAGGCTGGAAGGGTTTCTTGGGTTCACCAATAAGGTTAAAGAAGGCGTTAGGGGACTCAGACGCTAGTTCCTGTAGACGCTGCACAGTCAAGCCAAGTTCTTGAGCTTTCTTCTGGACAACGGCAGGAGCCTCAGTACCGTAGGTCTTCTCTAGTTCCTGATCAACAAAAGCGAGATTCTGTTTAACAGTGTTGTCTCGGTCACGTTCAGTCAGGGTTCGTTCAACAAGGCTCTTTAGGGTATCCTCACTCACTTGCGGCTGGGTATTGCCATCAGTTCCAGTGCCACCTTTATTGTCGTTATTGGCCACTACAGATTTCACGTTGGTGGGCGACGTAGCCTTGTTCTGTAGTTCTTCGAGTAGGGTCTTGGCATAGTCCTGTTTTTGGATATCCTCACGCATCTGCTTGAGTTGATCCTCTAGGTTCTTAATGTAGCCATCAGCTTCGAGTTTGCCTTTAGCCAGAACCTCAGGGTCTTTCCAGTTCTCTCCCTTAGTGGCGACGAGCTTAGCTAGATAGGACTCCTGTTGTTCAGCAGTCATCTGTGGTGCTTGGCCCTCTTGACTCTGCCCAGTTGGTTGCTGAGCTTGGTCGAACACGTTTGTCAAATTGTTAGTCCTTGTGGTTAAGGTCGATTAAGTTGAGTAGATCGTCTAACGCAGCGTTATACTCGTTAACTCCGATCTGTTTGTATTCCCAACCGGGGGAATAATCCCGAACAGACTCCCTCTTAAGGTAGTTCCGCTCTAGAATTTCACGAAGGTCATCAAAGGCGTTGCGGTACGACAAGACTTCTGCTTTGCGTCGTTCACGATCTTCGGCTTTGACACCCTTAAGCCATACAGCTTGCATTACATACCCATCTGTTGAGCCATCATAAGCTCTTCTTGGTTAGCCATCTCTGCTTCTTGGACTGCTTGTTGTGTCTCAAGTTGTTCAGTAACCATGATGTTATCACCAAACAGACGAGGCTCACCAAGTTCCTCAGCCATAATACGTGCAAACTCTTTACCCGACAGGTGAGTAGACACGGTAGGATCAGCAAGCTTAAGCTGGTACAACTGCGAAAGGTTCTGGACACGACGAGCACGTTCAGCAAAGTGACGAGCACCAATTGCACTGATCTTGCCGCTACCAATAATGTCCTCTTTGCTAATCTCACGGAAGAACATGTTGCCCGTGTTAGGGTCAACCATCGACAGAGAATTAGTAGTAGACATATTCCTACGACCACACTCAAGCATAGCGTTCAGGATAGGCTCAAGAAAGGTACGCTCGAAGTGGGCAGTCTTGTGCTCGAAGATACGCGAGGCAGAGTTCTGTAGGCTCTGGACCTCAAAGGCAGTCTTCTCACCGGGAGTACGGATACCCATGGCCTGACGGGGAGCACCAGCCATCTCCTCCATCTTGTTCTCAAGGAGTTGGATTTGGAGGTCAGCTTGGAGGGCCGTAGCGTCAGGCTGCAAGTACCCTACGTCACCTTCTTCACCGAGGTAAATACGAGCACCGGGAGCAAAGTCAAAGTCCTCTACGTCACCACGAATCTTAATCACAGGGTAAGCGATCTGGTCGAATACGTCTGCCTTAAGGTTCTCAAGGTGGTCGATACGATACTGCATCCCTACGAGGTTATCCAACGGACCCATAGCGTAGAGGTTATCAGGACGAGGACGCCAGCCTGCCATAAAGATAGGAGCGTGACCAAGCCACGAAGGGTTTTCTTCATTGTCCAGAACGTAGGCACGGTCAACGACAGAAATGATACGGTCAGAGTGGAGCTTGTTGTCGTTGTAGTCGTAGATGTCACCGTAGAACGTGAGAACCTCTACGTAGTCTGATTCGTAGTACTGCTGAATCGACGTGAAGCCATCCGCAATGAAACCGTCAGCCTTGTTGTAAGCAGAATCACCCGAGCGAATAGCTGCACGGCTGTAGATCATCTTGTCGATAATAGCTTGCCAGTGACGCTTAGACGGGTCTTTGTCGATCATCCGTTTTACTTCCCCAAGGGTGAGGATGCTCTTGATGATCTTAGGGGTCTTGTAAAACTCAGAGGCAGTAGGGTTAAATACGATGTCGTAGGGAGACACACGAACCAAGCGTGGCCCTTCATACGACACAGAAATAGAGCCGTCTTTCTTCTCAGTGTAGGTGTTCTCGTAGGCAACCGTAGCAAAGCAATTGCCGTATTGAATCCAGTCGTAGAGAAGGTTGGAAGCAGTATTCACAAAGTCAGACTGACGAACCTTATTCTCCATGTAAGCTTGGATGGTTTCGATCTTGGTCTTCTTGTTGCTCTTGCTATCCGCAGGCTCAAACTTCATCCACTTTTGCTGAGGGAATAGCGTAGCAAAGTAGTTCGCATGGAGGTTATCCATGATCTGAGTAAGCTTAGGTGTGGTCGTAGAGTTCGACCAAGGAAGAACAGCATTAGCCGTAGTCTTAGTGTCCGTAGCGTAGAGGTAGTTACGGAGTTCTTTCTTTTCCGTCACCCACTTCTCACGCAGATTGCTCCACTCAACCCAACGATTAGCAATCTCTACGGCGAGAGTGTCAGGGTTAAGCAGGTGCTCAAGTTCAATGGTAGTTCCGGCCATTATGCACTGCCTCTAAAGCGATTACCTGCCCAAACGATGCTATTGCTACCGTTACGTTGGACGTTCTTCGATGGTTTCACAGCCATATCGACAGCAGAAGCTAGAGCATCCTTAACGTCGTCATGACTAGGGTTACGGCTGGACAGTTCTTCTTCCAAGGTCTGAATGTGCCCACCACGGTAGTGCCAGATAGAAAGGTTGTCGTATCTAGGCTCTAGGATAGCTGCAATACGTTCTTCCTTGCTGCCCTTATTCGGTCGGTATTCTTCGATAGAGATCGACAGACCATGTTGTTTGATAAGCTCTTTAAGCTGCTTCACGATAGCCATCTGAGCTACAGTAACTTCTGCCCGCATCTTGCGGAACGACCACTTGTTACTTAGTTGTAGGATATGCTCAAAGTACTCAGAGATACGGTCGGTACGGAAACGGTCAATATCTAAGACGTAGACGTTATTTTCACTATCTACCCCAACGACAACCATTGCAGTATAGTCAGCCTTCTTACTCAAGCTAAACGCAAAGTCTACTGCACAGTACACGTTCAGTCGATGCGTCTTGTAGTACCAGTAGCCGTTACTAAGCTGTAGGTGCTTTCTGTCGTAGTACTGAAACTTGTCTGAACCTACGGGTACGTTATCTGGGTCCGTAGGGTCGTTGTAATACTGTGCTCTGAACTGACCACGATCAAGATACTGCCCACGCTTCTTGGCTAGAATCTGCTGGTCGAACCCAAACCACTTACCATCTTTACGTTGCTGACGGGGCCACAGAAACTCACCCGTACCATCGCCATTAACCTCTACTGCACGTTCAAAGACTTCGTAGATATTCTCTTCACCAGACTTACTACCGTCTTTGTCGTACTGATCCTCAACCATCTGCATCAGGTCGTTATACAGATCAATAGGATGGTAACGTGTCCCTACGACCCACTCACGAGCCTCTGCACCTTCGATGGACGACAGGAGAGAATACTGGCTTCTTACTTTGTCACGACCTTCGTTAGTGTACGCATTTTCGTAGACAACCACATCGTCAAGTACTGCAATGTCGCAGTGCATACCAGTAAGGGAAGTAGTGAGGCCACCAGTGAAGATACTAGGGTCACGAACATTCTCCTTCTTACGTAGGGGGTGGTCTAACGCAATTTCACTTGCCGTCCAGCGAGAGCGTTTACCTTCTTCGGGATGAACGTGCTCAGGCCAATAACGACGATAAATCTCAGAGGTAAAGATACCCTTCATGAACCCTAGCTGCTTTTCTGCAAGGTTAGCAGTAGCAGAGATGTAGAGTACACGTAGCGTAGGGTTCTTCGTGAGTTCCCAAACTACTCGGTAAGCAACCATACGAGACTTTTGGTGGTCACGAGGAAACAACACAAGCTGGTGTGTCTTAGAATCCTGTCGTGTCCACCATTGTAGCAACTCAGAGTGGCATTGACCAAGAACTTGTTCAGGAGCGACAAGCTTGATAAAGGTCTCTAAGTCAGCCTCAGCAGCTAGACGGATTGTGTCGTTGACTGATAAAGAACTCATGTGACAATAATACCACGGTTGATTTGGTTTGTCAAGGGGTACGTTTAGTCTTACAACACTACGCTTTCAACCAGCCGTAAATCTTCTCGGTCTCTTTCTTACGGTGATCCAAACCAATGTAACCACCATTCACGCGCTTGGTGATCTGCTTGATGATATCTTCGTTCACACCCTTGTCAGCGATAGCAAACAAGCCATTCTTCTCAAAGAACCACATAGCCGTTTCCATTGCGTAGTCAGTCTCGACCAGCGAAGGATTTTCCATAACCTCAGGCACACGCATGTCAGAGGCAAAGGATCGGTAGTTATCCTTACCCGTCAACTGCAAGAAGCCGCGGCCAATCCAGATGTGACCCTCACCTTCTCCGTTACCCATACGATTAGAGTAAACCTTATCAGCCAGAGCTTTAGGGTTACGAGCAAAAGGTGCAGCCTCAGCTACGCTCTTGAACCGTGAAGGCCAGACCTTGCACATGGTTTCGGCTGAGTAGTTTAGGTTTTCCTTGGTCAGCTTAAAGCCTCCGCTCTCATGGCTAGCTTGCCCCAACAGGTGAGCACCACGTTCAGGAGAAAGCTTATAGTGCTTAGCAATAGCCCGTGCCGTATTTGGGCCAAAGGAGCCATCAGCAACGACACCACACTTCTCTTGCAACTTCTTCATTGCATCAGACATCGCGCTTATTAGCCTTCTTTTTAACGACAGCTTTCAAAACTTCTTCCTTCGCCATGCTTTTACCCATGTCGCCAAGCAAGTCTGTCGGGTTACCAGTGACAGCAGCCTTGATTGCATTCTCTACTGGATCAGGCAGGTCTACTTTATCCAACACGGCATCGACTGCCTTTTCTTTCAGCCTGCGGCCAATGAGCATTCCTACGATGCGTCCAATCATTCTTTCGGCTCCTCTGCTGGCGATTCTTCCTCGCCACGTTTACGGTTGTTGCCTGCGGCCATTACGCCACCCAAGGCACCAGTAATAAAGCTGGCAATGGGGGTAAGGATAGAAAACAGTGCTCTGTCGTTCTCAGAGCTTTCGCCCAAGGGTTGGGTAACGAACACTAGCGAATACAGAATGATAAAGATGCTGCCGCCCAAGATCATAGTCAACGACACGCCAATGAAATAACGTAGTTTAGCTTCGAGGAAGTCGGGGTCGTTCTTGCTCATGGCGAAGCTCCTCCAGTCAGATCATCGGAACAGTTCTTAGTACGTAGGCAAATCGGGGGTTGACATTCTAAATTAGCCCAATTTTGTGGGTCTTGACACGGGTAGCGGTAAAAGCCGTCTTCACTAAAGTAAAAGATTACACCAATGCCTATGGCAAAAGCAGGCCATATCCAGTGTTCAAGTACCATTACCACCTCTCCAAATAACGGCCCCAGAAGTACAGACCAAAGCCTGCGATAATGCTTGTTGCCAAGATTATGACTGTCCAGAGCGCAGCTTCTAAGATGCCTTCGATAAGTTCTTTGCGACGATAGACTTGTTCGCGCTGTTGTTCTCTTACTCTACGCTCAATAGCCTGAAACTCTAGCCAAGCATCGTTGCCGTAGCTGTAACTGATAAGCTGTCGTAACTCTTTACGCTGTTGTTCGCATTGCTTCTGAGCAGCAAAGATGTCGATGGCACTCTTTTGAGTGTCCGTACCGAACAACGTCTTGAATACACCCGGAGGCTCATTCGCTTTCTCTGCTGCGTAGGAAATGTCAGAGACAGCCTTACCCCACTCTGAAAGCTGAGACGCCATATCCTGTATCTCACGGCCAGCCGCAATGCCTTGCTTGAGCAAGTTAAACGCCTTGCTTCCAACGCTAACGGCCATTCCAATGGAAACTGGATCAAACATCTACACGTTCCAAAGCATCTCGGGGGTCATGCGTCTGCCTCTTGGATCACCAGATCGCCAGCGTCCACCTGACGCATGATCTCGTCGTAGTGGCGATTGCCGGGGGTCATCGGGACACACCATTCTTGGTTGTCGATGGTGGCGTTTATCCCAACAATTTCGCCCTTGTTCGTGGCGTATTTGGCCGAGGTAATGGTCATGGTGTTCATGTCAAAGTTCCGCGTCCAAGGTCAACTCTTGCGTCGGGTAAATATTAACAATCCGATCATCCGTAATACCAGTGAATCCTGTTTTTACGAAAGATGCCGTAATCGAGACACCGGATGTGCTATAAGCAACTAGCGTGTTTGTTCCACCACTTGACGTGCCAAATGCAGTGGCCCCGTAAAAAATCATTGTCGGGTTGTTTGCAGATGGATTACCCCTCATTGGCACAGTAAGCGGGACGCCGTAGATTGCGCCAGTGGTTCCAGAAGCTCTTCCAGCCAGCACACCCGCTGTCGAAGCGATAAGCTGATAATACCGCTGACACCGCGCCAACTCAGGCCCCAATTCGGGCTGCTTGTAGAGGTCCGTCGCCGCCGTGGTGTGAGTGCCAACCTTGATGTGGACGCCCCACAGGTCAACCCCGATGGTCTGGAGGCCGAGGCTGTTGGATCGTGCATTTCTGTTGGACCCTGCGGAAGTCCAGAAGTTTAGAACAAGACTGTCGTTGCCGTTAGTCCCGAGCGTCTTCCCCGCAATCGACGGGACACTAAACGTCAGGGCAAATGGTGCAAACGAAGTCGTGAGAGTAACAGTCTGTGGCGTAATCAACGTATCGGAGGAAGGAGAGCCGCCAGTACCGAAAAACTGGAGAGGTTCAATTGTCACGTTCCCAGAACCTGACGACCGACGCGCCCAACCAAGAACGGTGATCGTCTGGCCCGCGTAGCTGCGGACACCCTCAATCGGCTGGGAGACAATTGCACGGTCGTTAACACCAGATTGTCCGCTTACCGTTTGACGCAGAAAGTACGTCGGGTTGCTCGACCCCAAAGTATCGCCAACAGTAAAAGCCTGACGAGACATGGTAACAGTGCCGCCAGAGAGGTCGTTAATCCACCGATCCGCTCCATAGACCCCAGTCGTAAAGCTCGTCCCCCGCTGCCAGAAGTCGAAGGCCCCGTTGATGATGCGGTTCTCAGGGTCAAGAACACCGGGGCGCAGAGGCACAGTGTTGATCGTAGCCGTGTTGCCACCAGCAGCGTCGAGGATCGCGTTTGTGCGGAGTTGGGACATTAGTTGGCCTCCAATGCGGTGATGCGGGCTTCGAGGGCGGTGATGGTGGCCTGTTGTTCTTGGATGCACTTCATCAGCGCATACTGCAAGTCCGTCTGGTAGATCGACAGTCGCATCTTGGGGTCGTCTCCGGTTCCCCAGTTGCTCTCCATCACCAGTTCAGGGGCAACAGCCTGCACGTCCTGCGCCACGACACCCAGCGTGAGGCCGGGGTCTTCGTCCATGTTCTGGTCAATGTAGTTGAAGGTCTGCACCGGGATGGCGCAAATCTTTGACAGGTACTCGCCAGCCGGTGAGAAGTTGGCTTTCTCACGGCTGTCAGACAGGTTGACGTTGTTGCCGCTGAAGTTTGCCAAGCCGCCGTTGGAGCGAAACTCAAACCTAACTGCACTTGTGTCTCTGCCCTGACAGAATGTGTTTGTCGTGTTGTTTGGCGCAGCAGCGTTATAGATAATATCTAAGCCAGACGGTGTGCTGTTGTTGTCGTTTCTAAAGCTCACCATGTGGTTGGACACATTACCCACCACTGCAAACCTTGAACTTCCTAGATTACTCGTCGTCCCAACCAGCAGGTTCCCCGAGCTATCAAACCGAGCAACTTCAGCCCCACCCTCTGCGAAAGCGATGGTATCCGCAGCGGGGAAGAAGATACCCGTGTTGCTGTCACCCGTGGGGTAGATCGCAGGCGCACCGGCCGAACCAGCAGGCACCTCGTTGGCGAGACCCGAGACGTTCACAGTCCCCGTCGCATCCGGCAGCGTCAGCGTCCGATCCGTGTTGCTATTGGGCGAGGCGAGGGTGAAGTTCCCCGTGCCAGAGGCGTTTCCGCTCAGAGTAATACGGGACATCAGTTTGCCTCCAATTGTGCTTTGAGGCTGTCAACCTCGGCCTTTGTTACCCTAGCAAACGTCCAGCCATGGTAACACTTGTTTTCTCGGATGGCTTTGTCCACACAAGTTTGCCCAAAGCCCATTTCTTTCTTCTGGCGAGTACCAAGAAGCAAAACCGCTTTTCCGCTGTCCACATTAGTCGCAAGGACAGGTTTCACATTTGAATGCTCCGCACCAAATCCTTGGCCTCCGTGGGACACATTGCCCAACGTCCTGTAGGAATGCAGCCCATTCTCAGACGCTGTTACCCACTCAAGATTGCTGACAAAATTGTCCGTCTTGACGCCGTTTTTATGGTTGACCTGAGGCTTGTTGGCCTCGTTCGATATAAACGCGCGCGCCACAAGGCGATGCACGCTTTGGTTGCTCTTTACGCCGTCAACGCAAAAAGACACTAAAGCGTAGCCAGAGCCGCTAATCGCTTGGCGTAGAACTCGTGCTGGGGACAGTCTGAACCCGCCCTTATGGTGCGGAACATGCCGGGCAATTGAGCGAACGCGCCCTAGGCTGCTTACCTCGTAGTGGGTCTCAAACCCCGCGCAGGGATGCCAAATCTCGGTCATATCGCCTCCAGTGCAGAAACCCGCGCCACAAGGGCGTCAATAGTCGCCTGCTGCTCTTTTATTGCGGCGACGAGAGTGGCGACCAAGAACGAGGTGTCTACACCCTGATACTGCGGGTTGCCCTCGGCATCTACAGCGTCCTTCTCACCCGTCACGCAATCAGGCACCACAGCTTGCAGTTCATGCGCGATGAAGCCTTGGCCGTCCGAGCCGTCAGCCTTCCATGTGTAGGTCACAGGGTTCAACTGGGCGATAACCGCCAGAGCATCCTGCATGGGCTGGACGTTCTCTTTCAGGCGGTAGTCGGAGGAGGTGGCGTAGGTGGTGGCCGATCCATTCGTTGAGATATTCCCGACGTTTCCGTTGCCGTTGTAAAACCGACCATGAGTGACTGAAGTGGTGGGTCCGGTTTCAGAGATAAAGCCAGCGATCGACGCGGTTGCATCAAGGCCCAAGCGTGTTGCTGCGGACACGTCGGCAGTTCGCCCAATTAGCAAAGTGCCGTCAGCGTCGATGCGGGCGCGTTCGGAGCCTGCGGTTTCAAAAATCATATTGCTTGATGTGTCAACGGCCAGCTTTGCCTTTTCCGAACCGCCGCTACCAAAACGAAGATTTGCTGCGCCGCTACTTGGGTAAATCCGAGCTTCGCCACTTACCTCAAGCGCAGCACCCGGCGAACTCGTCCCCACCCCAAGACGCCCCGAGCTATCCACCCGCATACGCTCAGAGCCGCCCGTAGCCACAGCCACAGTATCAGCCGCAGGGAAGAACACCCCGGTATTGGTATCCTCGCCCTGCACAGCCGGAGTAGAGGCCGAGCCGTTGGCACCCGCGATGCCAGTTGTTCCGTTGATTGTGACAGACATCAGAGAACCACCCAGTTAGAGCCAGTAGGAACCGTAACGGTAACCCCCGAGTTGACAGTGATAGGACCGACAGACATGGCATTTTTATTGGTTGTTAACGTGTAATTTGACGTAACGGTCTGGCCATTCTCTACAAATACCTCATCAGAACCACCACCAGTGGCCCCACCACCAACAGAACCCCAAGCTGTGCCGTTATGGCCCTCAAATTTAGATACATCTGTGTTAAAACGGAAGTAACCAGCCGCAGGAGTGCCATCACGCTGGGCTTGTGTACCCGCAGGAACCTTAGCAGACCCCGTATCAGAGGTTTTCTCTACACGATCAGCGTTAACATACGCCTTAATCTGAGCGCCAGTAGCCTTTCTAGAGGTACCGCTGTCGTTAATCTCAAACTCTTGGGTACCAGAGGCAGATGAAGCTGCTGGTAGTTGACTGATTTTTACGTTAGCCATGGGTTAGTAAATCCTTTTCCATCTACCGCTGAGATGTTTATAGGCTTTTTCAGGAATGGCCCACTCACCTTCGTACTTAACGTATGGTACAGCGCGGAGCCATTGAGATTCGTACTTAGCGTAGGGTTCCGAGACGAAAAGAACGACAGATGGTTCAGAGATTATAGCTCCGTAGCCCGTGTTAGGCTGGAAGTTAACTACAATTCTGGTGTCACCCTCTTCGGTAATCCTTATGTCACCATTCTCTAGTAGTCTGATTACGTTTTCGTCGTTTTGGTCGAACAAACCTTGTGCAGTGAACTTAGGTGTTGCAGAGAAAATACCCTCTGCTTGAATGTCCGAGGCACCTGCAAACTTAAACCCTGCCGCAGAGGCTATAGAACCCGTGCCAGTGAGACTTGTAGCACCGGGCTGTACTCTTACGCCAACGACAGAGATAGTGCCTGTAGCGTTCTGTACGGAAGCCCCAAAGGCTACTAGATCACCGTCAACGACAAAAGAACCTGTACCGTCAAGAGCACTACGACCGAAGAGGATAGCTTCCCCAACGAGGAGGGTGCTACCCGTAGACGACAAACTGGCAGAGGCTAGGATATTAGCTTGACTGACAGCAGAAAGAGAGCCTTGAGCCGTTAGGTCCGCAAAGCCATCATAGAACTGTTCCGTGACCCTAGAGTCTCCACTTTCGGAGATACGGAGGTCATCATTACTTTCTGTTATACGATAGCCCTGCACCCTACGCCTCCTTTAGCTTAGGCAAGAGTCAGGTCGATGTTACCAGTAGCAAATTCAAGAGTGTCGCCATCTGCAATAGTCTTCGAGGCGGTCATAGAGCCGTGCCACAGTAGGTTGCCCGAGGTGCTAGCGTCGTGGATACCGATGTGAGTAATCGTACCCCAGTTACCACCAGCGGCAGTGAAGGTCACAGCACCAGAGTTGGACGTAGTGCCACCCGGAGTGGATGCAGCATCAAAGGTTACAGCCTGACGCGAGTAGCCATTGCCAGATACCTCAGTACCACCACCTGAGTCAGAGGGAGCGGCAGTGTACAGGGCAACGTACCATGCGGTAGGGCGAGTAGCCGAACCGTTAGTCATCAGCCAGTCGAGAAGTAGTTTCTCTGAATAGTTAGAAAGAGCAGCCATGTTTAGTCAACCTTATGCAGTTGTGACTTTGAACCAGATGTCCCCGTCACTACCCCCCGAAGGCGGAAAAGGACTGATTGTGGTTTTGTTGATAAGAGTAAAGACATCTACGCCATTGATCGTGAGACCACCTGCGTTAAGGATGTCGTAACCATTCATGTCGAAGTCTGCGTCCATAGCGTTAGGCAAGCTACCATCCAACGACACAGTGTTGTCGAAGGCATCACGCAATGCTTGGAAGTTCTGGTTGATCTCTGTCGTAGAGTTGTAACCAGACGTAATATTGGTGATGTTAGGCTTCTTGCTCATCGTGCTACTGAACCTTGATTCCTAGACGCTCAGCATCCTCACTCAGGAGGGATAGAGCTTGTTGATTCAATTCTTCTTCTTCCTTGGCTTTGAGTTTCTCTTTAGCCTTAGAAGCATTTT